ACTACGTGGTGATGATCCAACATTTAGCTCCTTCCATTTCACTTCTTTTGATAATCCTCTTCTAGACCCTAATGAAATTGAAGCAGCTAAAAAGAGCATGTCCTCATTCAGCTTCCGGCAGGAATTCATGGCTTCCTTTGAAGCAGCCGGTGGTGAGTTGTTCAAAGAACAGTGGATTAAGTTTGAAGAGGACGAACCCGATGATGGAGACTATTATATCGCGATTGACCTTGCTGGCTTCGAGGACGAAGGAGCTATTGGTGTCAAGAACAAAAGACTGGATAACACGGCTATTTCTGTTGTAAAAGCCGGAGACAAGGGTTGGTACGTCAAAGAGATTATCTATGGTCGCTGGGACGTAAAGAAGACAGCCAAGAAGATATTTGATGCAGTGCAGAAGTACGAGCCAAATGCTGTGGGGATCGAGAAGGGTATTGCTCGTCAAGCTGTTATGCCTTATCTTTCTGACATCATGCGCCGGACACAGACTTTCTTTAGAGTCGATGAGTTGTCCCATGGTAACAAAAAGAAAACAGACCGAGTTGTCTGGGCACTGCAGGGTCGTTTTGAGAATGGCTATATAACGTTAAACAAGGGAGAATGGAATAATGAGTTCTTGGACCAGTTGTTCCAGTTCCCCAATAAGTTGGTACACGATGACTTGGTAGACTCGTTGTCGTATATCGAGCAACTGGCAAAGGTGTCTTACGTTGCTGATTTTGAAGAAGACGATTGGGAACCACTAGACGCCGTAGCAGGCTGGTAAAGGAAAAACATTGAAAATTACGAAAAGAACTTCCCCGATCAAAAGATCGAACACTGGGTTATGGACAAGGCTGAACGCTGGCGTGACCACTATGATAACAACTATAAAGAAAAGTTCGATGAATACTATCGTATCTGGCGTGGTCAGTGGGCTGCTGAGGATAAGACCAGAGAATCAGAGCGTTCTCGTCTTATTTCTCCAGCACTCCAGCAGGCAGTCGAGAGCGCGGTAGCGGAGGTCGAGGAGGCTACTTTTGGTCGTGGCAAGTGGTTTGACATCCATGATGACCGTAACGACAAACAAAAGGCTGACATTGAGTATCTTAAGAACCAACTAGACGAGGACTTTAAGTTTACTAAGACTCGTCGTGCTGTAGCAGAATGTCTTATTAACTCTGCAGTCTTTGGCACTGGGTGTGCTGAGTTGGTGATGGAAGAAGTCAAGGAGATGAAGCCAGCTACCCAGCCAATCATGGATGGTGCTATGCAGGCTGTGGGTGTAAACATAGCAGACCGTGTGGTTGTTAAGCTACGTCCTATCCTACCACAGAACTTCTTGATTGACCCTGTAGCTACTTCCATTGACGAAGCCTTAGGTGTTATCATTGATGAGTTTGTTCCTAAGCACCAAGTGCTCCAAGGTATCGACTCTGGTATCTACAATGATGTTGAAATTGAAGATGCTGACACAGATACAGACTTAGAAGCAGACAAAGAACTGACAGCCTACGACGATGACAAAGTTCGTCTGACACGTTACTATGGTTTGGTACCTAAGCACCTGTTTGTTGATGCCACAACCGAAGAAGACGAAGACGAAATGTCTGACTTAGAGGAAAAAGATGATTCTGAGGCAGAAGCTGGTTTTGTTGAGGCTATTATTGTCATTGCGAACGGTGGAACGCTTCTTAAGATCGAAGAAAACCCCTACATGATGCAGGATCGCCCAGTTGTGGCTTTCCCATGGGACGTAGTTCCCTCTCGTTTCTGGGGTCGTGGTATCTGTGAGAAGGGCTATAACAGCCAGAAAGCCCTTGATGCTGAGTTACGTGCTCGTATTGATGCGTTAGCCTTGACTGTGCACCCCATGATGGCTATGGACGCCTCACGGATGCCTCGTGGTGCCAAGCTGGAGATTCGTCCCGGTAAGACAATCCTCACAAACGGCAACCCAGCAGAGATTCTCCAGCCATTTAAGTTCGGTCAGTTGGACCAAGTAACCTTTGCACAAGCCGGAGAGCTGCAAAAGATGGTCCAAATGGCTACTGGTGCGGTGGATGCAGCTGGTATTCCCGGCAGTATTAACGGAGAAGCCGCTGCAGGGGCTGTAAGTATGTCCTTAGGCGCTATTATCAAGCGCCATAAGCGTACTTTGATCAACTTCCAAGAGTCTTTCTTGATTCCTATGATCGAAAAGACTGCTTGGCGTTATATGCAGTTTGATCCAGACAACTATCCTGTTGCAGACTACAAATTTGTCCCCTCTAGCTCCTTAGGCGTCATTGCCCGTGAGTATGAAGTCGGTCAGTTGGTTCAATTGCTCCAGACGGTAGGTCAGGATAACCCTGTGTACCCAATGTTGATCTCTGCAGTTGTGGATAACATGGGCCTAAGCAACCGTGAAGAGCTTATTGCACAAATGCAACAGGCAGCCCAACCAAACCCTGAAGCACAGCAGATGCAACAGATGCAAATGCAGATGCAAATGCAGACTGCCCAGCTTCAGCTGCAGCTTTTGGAGGCTCAGGTGGCTGAGACACAGGCTAAGGCTCAAAAGTACGCCATAGAGGCTCAATTGGAGCCTGAAGTGGTTAAAGCCAAGATGGCAGCAGCCCTGTCTACTAACCTCCAAGAGGGTAATGCAGACGATTCTGAGTTTGCCAAGAGAGCTAAGATTGCTGAACTAATGCTCAAGGAGCGGGACATTGTTAGTAATGAACGTATTGCAACTTTACAAATGATGAACAAAAAAGCTTGACATTTTAGTAAATTTATGGTATAATATTATTAAGGATCTCTCCTAATACGAAAGGATAAAGAGATGGATCAAGAGTTACAAAAGTATTACGATAATTTACTACACTTGTTTACTCAAGATGGGTGGAAAGATTTCATTGAGGACATCAAAGGAAACGCTGATGTTCTTGGTGACATTCTAACCATCACAGATGAGAAACAATTGTGGTATAGGCGCGGACAACTTGAAGCTGTTAACCGTATTCTGTCATACGAGTCTACTATTAAAAATAGTTACGAGGATACAGTAAATGGCTAAACGGATATTTGAGTTTGTTTGCGAAGATGGTCACTTATTTGACAAGCTAGTGGACTCGGAGCTACGAGCAACCCCATGCAAAATATGTGACAAAACAGCTGAGAGAATCATAAGCACGCCAATGGTCAAACTTGAGGGCGTGACTGGCGACTTTCCCGGGGCAGCAATGCAGTGGGAACGAAAACGTGCTGAGAAACTCAAAGCTGAACGAAAGAGTGCCGCTGAATAAGCACAAGCACCTGTTTTTTTCCACAATGCTTTTACAGCACGGAGTACAATATGGCAACATTTATTGATGAAGACGAGAATACATCTCAAGCAACTGAGGACGATCAATTCGACACCCTCGATAGTGAAACTGAAGATTCTATAGAAGAACAACCTGAGGTTTCTGAAGAAGAAGAAGACGACATTCCTGAAAAGTATCGTGGCAAGTCTGTTAAAGACATTGTCAGGATGCACCAAGAGGCTGAAAGAGCCATGGGTAAACAAGGGAGTGAAGTTGGTGAGCTTCGACGATTAGTAGATGATTATATTCGCGCCCAAACCATCTCACAACAAGCCCCTAAAGTCGAAGAAGAAGAAATTGACTTCTTTGAAAACCCTGATGCAGCTATCCAAAAAGCTATTGAGAAGCATCCTAAGGTTCGTCAAGCTGAAGAGCTAGCGACCCGAATGAAACGTGCAGAAGCCCTGAATAACCTTAAGGCTACTCACCCTGATTTTAACGACATCGTCCAAGACGGTTCGTTCCAAGAGTGGGTGATGAACAGTAAGGTTAGGCAAGAGCTGTATGCCCGTGCTGATCGACACTTTGATTTTGATGCTGCCAGTGAATTGTTATCTACATGGAAAGAACGAAAGAATGTAGTCCAACAAGCCGCTGATGTTGAGAAACTATCTCGCAAGCAAGCAATAAAAGCTGCTAGCACAGGTAGTACCAAAGGCACAGGGGAAAGTTCAAAGAAGACATATCGACGCTCCGACATAATTGAACTCATGCGGCGAGACCCTGAGCGTTACCAAGCTCTTTCTGATGAAATCATGAAGGCTTACGCTGAAGGTCGAGTCAAGTAAAATCATTCTGAAAGGAAATTAAAATGGCACTCGGAACCAATCACGTCACAAATACCACAGCAGCAACTTTTATCCCAGAGTTGTGGAGTGACGAAATTATCGCTGCTTACAAGCAGAACCTCGTTATGGCAAACCTCGTCTCTAAGATGTCCTTCAAGGGCAAAAAGGGCGACACCTTGCACATCCCCAAGCCAACTCGTGGCACCGCTGCTGCTAAGGCTGCATCTACGCAAGTCACATTGCAAGCTGCAACTGAGACAGAAATCCAAGTCTTGGTTAACAAGCACTACGAGTATTCACGCTTGATCGAAGACATCACCGAAGCTCAAGCTTTGGCTTCACTACGTCAGTTCTACACTTCTGACGCTGGTTATGCCTTGGCAAAGCAAGTTGATACCGACTTGATCCAGCTGGGTCGTGGTGTTGGTGGTGGTTCAGGCACCGCAGCTTACAATAAAGCTGTTCTCGGCGGTGACGGTTCTACTTTGTATGTCGATGGCACCAACGTTGGTACCGCACTGACTGACGCAGGTATTCGTCGTGTTATCCAGACTATGGACGATGCCGATGTACCTATGGACGGTCGTGTGATGGTTATTCCTCCGTCAGCACGTAACACCTTGATGGGTCTGGCTCGTTTCACTGAGCAATCCTTCACTGGTGAAGCTGGTGGTAGCAACACCATCCGCAACGGTCAGATTGGTGATGTGTATGGCGTTAAGGTTTACGTGACCACCAACGCTGACACAGCTACCACCGATACTACCCGTGTTGGTCTGATGTTCCACAAGGACGCTTTTGTGTTGGCAGAGCAGATGGGCGTTCGCTCACAGACTCAGTACAAGCAAGAGTACTTGGGTACGTTGTTTACCTCTGACATGCTGTATGGCGTGAAAGAGTTGCGTGACGAAGCCGCTGTGGCTATCGCACTGCCTGCCTAAGTAGGCTAAAGGAGGCTCTCTTCGGAGGGCTTCCTTGTTAAAGGGCTTTTACGCAGAGCCTTTCAACAAGGAGAAAACATGGCTAAGTTCAGATGTAAAGCTAGTGGCGGTATTATGGAGTTCCATAATGAATATGATATTGAACAAATCCGTCAACAAGAAGATTACGAAGAAGTAATCGAAGAAAAAAAAGAAGAAGTAGCCCCTCCTGTTAAAACGGTTAAGAAAACAAAACCTAAGGAATAACAATGGCTATTTATCGTGGCTCCGGTGGTAGTGGCGATGCTACCAATGACGCTTCTATCTCTACCGTTACAGAACTTACGCTACGCGCTGAAGAAGCTGCTGAATCTGCTGAACAAGCTGTTTTTGATGCTGCTGTTGCTTCTCGTCTTGCTGTAGGAACGGTAACTGATGGCGCACAAGGAAGTAACGCTGTTGTTACTATTACTGGAGACGCTGGTTCTCAGCTTATTTCTTTTACAATACCACAAGGCACAGGACCTGCTGGTCCACAGGGTCCACAGGGCATCCAAGGCGAAGTGGGACCTCAAGGTGATGTAGGTCCTCAAGGTGAAATTGGTCCTCAAGGTATTCAGGGTATTCAAGGTGAAGTAGGTCCTCAAGGTGACACAGGACCTCAAGGCGCTACTGGTCCTCAAGGTATTCAGGGTATCCAAGGTGAGACAGGTTTAATTGGTCCCCAAGGCATCCAAGGCGAAACAGGACCTCAAGGACCACAAGGTATTCAGGGTATCAAAGGCGATACTGGTGATACTGGACCTCAAGGTATTCAGGGTATCCAAGGTGAAACTGGCGCTACCGGAGCTACGGGGCCACAAGGTCCACAAGGCATCCAAGGCGAGCAAGGTATTCAGGGCATCCAAGGAGAGACTGGTCCTCAGGGCATCCAAGGAGAAACTGGTGCTACAGGCGCTACAGGTGCTACAGGACCACAAGGTCCACAGGGAATCCAAGGCATTCAAGGTGAAACAGGTCTTGGTTTTAATATTGCCAAAACATACAGTAGTGTTGCTGCTTTAACTGCTGATACATCTCCAACTGGAATTGCATCAGGTGAATTTGCTATTATTGAAACAGGTGATGTAGAGGACGCAGACAACGCTAAATTATACTTATGGAATGGTTCTGTTTACAGCTATGTAACTGATTTAAGTGGTTCTGCTGGTATCCAAGGTGAAACCGGACCTCAAGGTATTCAAGGACCACAAGGTATTCAAGGTATTCAGGGCGAAACAGGTCCACAAGGTCCTCAAGGTATTCAAGGTATTCAGGGGGAAACAGGAGATACTGGACCCCAAGGACCTCAAGGAATCCAAGGAGAACAAGGTCTTCAAGGCGATCAAGGACCGCAGGGGATTCAAGGTATCCAAGGTGAAACCGGGGCTACTGGACCACAGGGACCCCAAGGTATTCAGGGAGAAACTGGAGCTACTGGTCCTCAGGGACCCCAAGGTATTCAAGGTATCCAAGGGGAAACTGGTCCACAAGGACCGCAGGGGATTCAAGGGGAAACAGGTCCACAGGGTATTCAGGGAGAAACAGGGGCTGCTGGTACTTCCGTTTCTTATTCGGTTTACACAGCTAATGCAACTTTAACAGCCGATCAAGGGGCTGTAGCAGATACTTCTGGTGGTTCGTTTACACTGACACTACCTGCTTCTCCTACTGCTGGAGAACGTGTTATTATCGCTGATGGAGCAGATACGTTTGCCTCTAACAACTTAACTGTTGGTCGCAACGGCAGCACTATTGAAGGT